TATTCGGTGGCCCTAAGCCTCCCACCCAAGACGGCAGCGGCGGCGAGCCAGCATTCCTGCCGGAATACGCATCGCCGGACGGCGTCTTTGGCATCGGCATGTCCGGTATCGCCTTCTCGATGCCTCTGAACTTTTGACGATCGGCGTCGGAGGTCGTCGGCACGCCAAGGAAACTCAGCGGGTTAGACGGGCCATCTGGCGTCGGCGGCATGCCTTCGATGCCGGACGGAGGCGTGCTGTCCGGCATGTTGGGCGGTGCCTCATAGCCCTGCTGCATCAGCGTGCTCGTGATGCTGTCGCGTAGTTCATCCGGGTCCATTACGCGGCCTCCTCCAGAGCGTCAGCTGGTGCTGCCTCTGGCGTCAGGTGGTGCTTGAACCGCTTGTTGAAGCGGTTGTTGGCCCAATCTTCCGCCGTCAGCAGACACAGGACGCCGTCCTTGCCGCGACCAAACATGCGCGGCACCTTGATGAAGGTGTAGTCATAGACCGCGAGCTGGCGCAGCAGCCGCTCGTTCTCGATCGGCGTGCGCTGCACGAGCATCTGGCAGCCGCATGTGATGAAGGGATAGCGGTACATGCGCTCGATGGTGCCGCGCATCAGCCAGTGCGGATCGATGGCGGCGCCGGTCAGCTCGATCAGGCCGCTGTCGTCGTCGTAGTTGTGGTAGACGAGGCCGCCGATCAGCACGCCGCTCTCGTTGAGCACGCCGATGCCTCGAGCCTCGGGCGGGAAGCCGCGATGGCAATGCGGCACCAGCTGCGCCACAAACTGCGCCACCAGTGCATCGTGTCCGTACAGATACGAGAGCATTAGTCGAATATGAACCTCATGCCTTTGGTTGGATCAGGAGGAGCTGGCGGCGGAGCGGCTCCTGCTGCGGCGGCATTGTCTGCCAGCCTCTGCGCGATCGCGTTGCGTCTTGCGTTCATGTCGTAGTGACCGCCCTGCGACCAGACCTTGAGCGCCTCCGGGTCAACCATGCCACGACTGTCACCGTAGACTTGGTTGGCCTGTATCGGGCCGCCGTAGACGCCGTCGCCGCCCAGTGTCTTGCTTGGATCTGTCCACGGCTGCGCGATGCGCGTGGCATCGACGTCGGCGCGTGTCATGCCGCGATTTGCCGCCATCCACGCCGACACGGCATCAGTCGATGGCTTGTAGCCGTGGATGTAGGCTGGCGCGAACAGATCTGATGTCGAGCCGGGATCGTAGGTCTGAAACAGGTTGCCGACAGGAGGCCCCTGCTGCGGAGCCGCCACCGCCGCAGCGATCGCGGCAGGATCTGCCGCAGGATCTACCGGCACTGGAGGTGCGTCTGCCATCACTCGCTCCCTAGACGTTCACGCCAAGTTTCTCGAACGTGGCGCCTATTGAAATCAGCTCCACCAGCGGTGTCGCCGCTTGTGCAACAGTCACCTGACAGATCGGCGCATGCGAGAAGCCGGTCTCACCGATCGACACCCAGCCGGTGTTTCGCACCACCTGAGTGAGCATGCCCTGATACTGGTCCCACTTTGCCGCGTCCCATTGGCCTTGGTCCCAGACATCCGGCGAACCCGGATCTGGACCGGCGGGAGGCGGCGGCGGAACGCGGATGATGTAGTCGGTGCATGCGGAGAGTTGCGGCACGAAAGGCTGCCCGCCCTCCGACAAGAACGACGCACGCGCCTGATGCCAGACGACGGTGGTCGATGTCTGCTGAAACATTTCCCAGCCGCCAACCATGGTTGCCGTGTATGGCTTGCCGTCGTCGTAGCCGCCGCGATCGGCCTCCATGACGAGGCCGTCCTGCGTTCCGAAATAGAGGCGACCGCCAAGGTACATCCAGCACATGGCGTCCCAGCCGACGATGCGGCCCCACGCTCCGGTGGCGCTATTGGCGCAGCCTGTGTACTGGGAGCCGATCGGACCTCCCGGCCATGTGACGAACACTCCGCCGAACTCGTCCCACTTTTTCATCGTCCACGGATACTGGCGGCGCTGCACCACCATGTCCCGCCACATCGGCTTGATCGGACGCGAGACGGCGGCCAGCTCGAGCTGGTCAGCAGTCTTGGTGATGGCTTGCGAGAGCGGGATAATTCCGTCCACGCAAGCGATCAGCATGTCGCCGCCGATCGGGATGTGCGCGTTCATGCCCATGGGGGCGCTGACCGTGTAGCGGCCTTCCTGCCGCCAGTTGTCTGCGGTGGACGGGTCGCTGCCGGTGAAGATGATTGCCTCGCCCTGATCAGTCATGAACACGCACTTGTCGTCGGTGCCGTCACCGGCGTCGATCGACCATGTGGCGCCGAACATCAGCGTGCCGCCCTTGGTGGCCGCGCCCGACAGCGGGATCATCAGCAGCGTGCCTTGGATGGCGTTGAGCGGCAGGTACCACGCATTCATGCTGTTCTTCTCGATGAAGAACCAGCGATTGCGATACTTCCAGACGTAGACGAGGTTCTTGCCAGCCTCGACGGCTGACCCGGCAATGGCGTTGATCTCGCCGCCGTTCAGCTTCGTCCACGCCGTGCCGTCGAACCGCAGCGGAAAGTCGCCTTCGTCGTTGACGGCCATCAGGTAGTCGCCGCCTTGGTTCGACAGCTGCGAGGCGGCATAGTTTCCTGACCCCTGACCCGCCATGACGGTCGTCGGGAAGCCGGAAACGGTGACGTCGTAGAGCGTGCTCTGCGTTGCCGCGAACATGCGCGAGGAGGCGTGGGTGATGTACTCAAAGCCGGAAATAACCGGAGCTGTTTCCGGCAGATCGCACCAGCGCACGCAGCCTCCGCGCAGCTTCACGCCGCGCAGCGTCGGCACCCAGTTGTCGAGAACCATGGCGCCGCCGGGCTGCATGTAGGTGAAATTCTCGCTCAGGATGATGCCGCGCGTCGGCGCCGCGATCGTCATCGTTTGCAGGTTCTGCGCGACCTGCTGCGGGACTGCCGTGCGCCTGAATGCCTGATGCTGGCTCATGGTGTCGGCACCGGCCACGGATACGCAACGGTGGCGTTTGTGGAGACCGGCGAGCGTCCGGCAATGATTGGCGCCGGGCTATCCGCACCCATCATCATCACCAGCGCGTCACCGTAGGTGCCCATGTCCTCGGCGTAGGGCGAACCCTTCTGCGCCTTCCACTGCCAGATCATTCCCAGCTTGTGGATGCGGTCGCCAAGAATGAAGCTGTCATTGTCGGTGGTGAACTCGGTGCCAAGACCGCCCGAGAAAAGTTTGATGCAGTTCTTCTTCAGGTACGGAAAGTACGCGCTGGTGCCGACGCCCATCACCGGCACGATGTGCATCTGGCCGCCGTAGATGATCCACTCGCCGCGATTGTCGTAGTAGCCGCGTGCGCGGCGGTTCACCCACTGGTCGAGATCCGGGATAAACCGCATCTGCACGGACGGCGTCGTCGATCGCCAGACGTTCGTACTGAGCAGCATGCGCTGGTAGTCCGGCGGCATGTCGAATGCCTCGGTGGCGCCGTCACCAGCAAAAATGGTCGTTGATTTCAGTACATTCCATTCGCGCGTGTCGTAGGCGATGCGCTGCGCCATCTCGTTGGCGAGCGTCAGCATCTCCTGCATGGTCCGGTTGCCGGTGATGTTGGAGAACACGGACGTCGGAAGGGTGACGCCGACGACCTCGCATACATCCTTCACCACCGACAAAAGGGACATCAGTCAACTTTCTGCTGGGCCTCTGTTGCCATCCGCACCAGCGTCTTGCGATTGAGCGAGCCGTGCGGCGCGTGACCGCTGTTGGTCGTTATAAATTCTCGTAGCTGCTCGAGGCTCATGGTGTCGAACTGGGTTGGCTCTGCCCGGCTCTCCAGTGCGCCGCTCAGTGCCTTGGCATCTTCCTCGAGCGCCATGTTGCGGGCCTTGAGCGCCTCGTTCTCCGCGACCAGCTGCGCTGACGGCGCCGTCGCCTTGGCGTCTTTCATGTACTCCTCGGCGCGGTTCTTCAGCTCGCGACCGGCGAGGCCAAGGTTCTTCAGCTCCTGACCGTCAACGTGTGCAAGAGCCTCCACAGTGTAGATGTTGAGGGCGCGTAGTTCAGCTCGTCGAGCCTCCGTGAGAAACGGCGCGTAAGTGAGCGGCGTCCCTGCCTTGGTCTGGGCAGTCTGCTCCTTGAACTGGCGATACTGGCGGCCAAAACGCTCCGCATAAGTGACAGCAATCTGCTCGCCTGTCTGCGGATCTGTGATCCAGTGCGAGAATGCCATGGCTGGGAAAACGGATACGTTGCGCGACCCGGCGAAGCGGATCTCGCAGATTTCCATGTCGTCGTAGATGGGTCTGCCTTCCTTAACGGTCTTGGCCTCGTTCTTGATGGCGTGGTGTTTGAACAGCGCCACTGTTGCTGCATCTGGATCTCTCGTAGGCATCTTGGTTCTCCGTCTGAGGGAATGTGGTAGCGAGCAGCTGCCGCCCCGTGGGGACACGGGGAAAGGGACACGGGACGGCAGCCTTAGCCCAGTGGAAATTACGCCGCCGGGTTACTGTCGTAGAAGCGCCAGTTGAACATCGGGTTGACTTGGGTGAGTTCACCCATCCAGCCGATGAACTGCGCGATCGCGTCCTTGTCGATCGGCATCTGGCCTTCTCCGTCGAACAGGTTGTCGAAATTCCGGTTGGCGTGATACCGCATGCGGAAGCTGTCGGTGTTCAGGCCAAACGTGGTGTTTGCTGGCATGTTGGAGCCGATGCCGCCATCGAGGACGATCTCCGCTCGCTTGCCGCCGCCGATGTATTCGATCGCGCTGAAGCCAAGCTGGCCCAGCGAGGTCGAGTTCGTCTGCCGCTGGATGGCGACAGTCGCCGCGTCATATGCGGCGTAGTGCTCCGGTGACATGAGGAGCAGATCGGCGTGATCCTTGCCGCGTGACTGCTTGGTCATGATCACGTTGAGGTACGGACGGATCGTCGTCGCGCTCGCTTGCGTTCCGATCGCCGCCGACATCGACTGAGCGTCGTAGGTCTTGGTCTGCCAGATCACGGCAGAGGCACGATCGATGCCGCCGTACACGCCGGTATTGGTGACGACCGGCACGGCAGTGGCGAGGCCGGTGACCTGCTTGCCGCCGTTGGCGGTGCCGTCACTGTAGATCGCCGCGTCCATCGTGTCCTCGAGTGCGCGTTCAGCCGCATCGATGTAGCTGTCGTAGACATCCATGAGCTGGGCATCGCCCTCGTTGTTGAGGATTTCCTGCATCGAGAGGATGACCGGCACAACGACCATCTTGGGATCAAAGTATGCGTCGTTGAACAGATCGAGCGCAGGATTGAGCAGCTGATCGTAGCCGCTGTACCATTGGGCGACCTGCTTGCTGATCTGAAGCGTCTGGCGAATGCGCGGACCAGAGTAGGTCTGCCACAGGCCTTTGCGCCGCATCACCGCGAGCAGGGCGTTATTGTTTGACACCAGATCCTGATAGCCGCTCGAACGATCTTCGAGAGCCATCGACAGGATCTGCTGATAAGCAGCATTCGGGTTGATATTGGGCATCGGACATCCGGTTCTGTTAGACGCTGCCGTTCACACGCTTGATTGCGTTTGAAATAGCTTCGCGTCGGCCAATCGGTTTGTCGTTCCTGCGCCGCGTTCCGTCTGAGGGACCGCTATCGGGTGCGCCGGAAATCGACTTGTTGGATCGGGTCTGAGCCGGTGTGGTAGAGCGGGTCTGAGCCGCGCGTGGAGGTCTTAGTCTGATTGCACGCTGATACGCAGTCTCAAGATCGAAGCCAAGTTTCAATTCTTGCTCGATCAGGTCTCCTACCTCGTCAAAGCCGGGATGCGCGTCCGCGAACACATCGACCGCAGACCGCGTCTGACCAAAGACCTTCTCATGGTGCATCCCCTGCACGGTTTGTGCAAGTGTACTGACGGCTTGGTGGAGCTGGCCGATCTGCTGCGTCTGCGCCTGTTGCGCGTTCTGGTTCTGCATCAGCTTGTGCTGGTCCGGCGACTGATTGAGGATGTGATACGCAACATCCCTTAAGGTGATCTTCTTACCGTCCGCCGTCCGCATGTTCAGGTTGCTGACGATGACATCGAGACCGCCGACGACATCCTGCCGCAGCTTCTGCTCCATGCCGACGTAGTTGGTGAGCGCCTTCTGCAACGTGGTGCCGTGCTGGGCCGCCAGCTCGTGAAACGGCCTGATCGTGTTCATGGTCTCGTTGTCGCCGCGATACTTGCGGTAGGCGCCCTCGAACTCCTGCGCCATGCGGTGAACCTCGCCGCGCACACTCTCCGGAGCGGCAGCCCACTCCGCCTTGGCCTTCTCGTTGAAGCGCGGCAATGGCTCCCTGTACGGGGTACCTTCCGGCAACTGCTTGTGCTGCGTCTGTTGTTGCTGCGGCTGCTGGCCGGGCTGCTGCTGGTCCTGCGGCTCCTTGTCCGGCGCCTTGGCGAACCTGCCAGCCTCGCGGTATCGCTCCTGCTGCGGAGGTTTACGGAGGTCCAGCTCCTTCTGCATCTTCTCGGGCGGGTTGTTGTCGCCCATGCCGCGCTTGGCCTCGGCCTTCTTGGCGCCCTCCTTCTTGGCCTCCGGGTGGTTGGCCTTCTCGAACGCCCGCTTGATGGCCTCGCGCCGGTTCTCTGGTCGCCCGTGGCCTCGCTCCACATCCTCGACCGGTTTCTCTGGCGTCTGGGCGCCGACAGGCGTCGGCGTATTCGTCGGGTTCTGGTTGATCACCACCTCGTTGGCGGGAGCTGGTGCGGGAGATGACGGTGCGGATGCCGGTGCTGGCGGGGTGATGTTGACGTCTGACATAGGTACTCCTTGCCGGTCTGAGCGGCTGGTTAAACACGTTCACCATTGCGGTAGCGTGCGACGGCCTTCTGGATGGCCTCGCGGCGTTTCTTCTTCAGGGATCGATCAGTGGTCGCCCGCTGCTTGGGTTTGAACTTTTCGGTGCCAACCTCGATGAGACCCAGCTGCCTACCGATCGCGCGAAACTGAGACTTCGATGTATAAAACCTGCCATCGACCTGCTCGGTGGCGTCCATGATGTCGCTGATGATGTGCGGACACGGGAGCCGCGATCGCGCCGGGGCGATCGCTTCTTTTTTGATGCGCCAGCGGCCCGGCTCAATTTCGATCAGCTCTGGCATCGGCTTCCCTGACCAGCGGTGGTGATACATACACCACCGGCATTCCGTAGAGCGCCACCTTGGTGACAGCCACGCCAAACTTTGTCGCAGCCTCAGACACAGGCATTCCTATTTTTGTTGTCGCGGAAACATCAACGACGGGCATGCCACCCGCTGCCACGGTTACGACTGACATGCCCATCGATGACCTCCTACCTGCGGCGCCGCTTCTGCTTCGCCTTGATCTTGCGCTTGCCGTTGGGTTTTGCCTTGGCCTTCTTGGTTTTCTTCTTTGGTTTTTTCTTTTTGGGCGGCGGTAACACTTGCGAGCCTTCCGGCTCGTTGATACTCGGCATGGCGCCTTCCGGCGGCAGCCCGTTCTCGGCTCTCATGGTCGCTCTCCGTTTGTTAACGGCACACGGGTGTGTGCCGTCCTCGTCTACCGTTTAGATTTGCGTCTGGTTCCGCTGGGGGCGCCAGCCTCCAAGAACGTGAACTCAACCTCGTTCGACATCTTGTCGGCATTCCTGACGGTGACGGTCACCGTGTCCGGCCCATGCCACACCGCCATGTTGACGGCGGTTGACAACCTGCCGTCGTCCTCCAGCGTCGTCGGCTCATCGTAACCGGCAAATACGATGGTGCTGCCGTTGTAGAAATCGGTGCCCGTGAGATACACGCGAAAACCGGGATCACCGATGGTGGTGCTCGACGGGTCGATCGATGTGATCGCTGGCGTCGGGATCTCGCCGCCCATGTCCGGCAGCTTGGGCGGCTCGTTGATGCTGGCGGGCAGCACCATGGTGGTGCGGCCCGGCCCGTCCGGTTCGTTGATGCTCTTGATGCTCATGTGAATGTCCAGTTGCTGGCGGCAGAGCCTACGCCGCTGTTGACGACCTGAACGGGGACGGTGCCAGCAGTCGCCTTCTTGGGCGCGGCAGCGACCGTGAGTGATGTGGCGGAGACATAGGTGGTGGCTTGCGGTGCGCCTCCGACGTAAACCTGCGAATTGCGGGTAAAGCCGGTGCCGGTGACCGTGAGTGCCAGCGTGCCGACGCCGCTTGCCGGTGATGCCGGTGCCAATGCGCTGATCGTAGGCGCCGCTCCGCCTGAGAGTGACGACGCATGCGATGCGTTTGGCGTGGTGGTGTAGTTACCCAGATCCGAAACGGTTTGCAGCTGACCGCCGGGTCCGGGGTTAACGCTGGCTGCCGTCACCACCACCTCAGTGCCAGCGCCTTCGTAGGGTGTGCCGCCAGCTGACGGGGCGGCGAATGCCGTGAGTGCGCCAGCGGCGCCGTCGTCGATCGGCGTCAGTCCGGCTGTCGTCGGCGGGCGCATTCCAATCTGGCCCGGCATGTTCGTCGGCGGCGTCGGGCCGTCCGGCGTCACCGTCGTTGCGCTCTGCGCCAGCGGATTGACGACTACGTCCCGCTCCTCGACCTCTGGTTCGTGCTCGTGCCTTCGTGTCGTTGCCTCTTTAGCCATGTCGCGATCTCCTCTGGTTACTGTTGATCGTAGTTGTCCTGCGCGGCGAGACCGCCCATGGCGGCAGCACCACCGACACCAAGCAGCGGTGCCTTGCCGCGCATCATCTGCGACAGCGCCTCGGCTGGCGTGATGCCACGTTCAGCCGCCGTCTTGATAGCCCTGTTTTCCACGGCTCGCATAAACGGGTCACCGGCAACGCTGCCAAGGCCTGTGACCTTGCCGCCACCGGCCCACGCAGCCGCCTGTGTCTGAGCTGGCGTCATGCCAGCCTCACCGGCAAGGCCTTTGTAGTACTGCTCCATCGCGCCGTATTCATTTTTGTTTGGCCGCGCGGCCCAGTACACAGGACGCTTGGCAGCCTCGCGCATCGTGAGGTCGCCGCCCTCGTACATCTGTGTCGGATTAATCGTCGGCTCGCCCTTCTCCAGCTTAAGCGAACCGGCAAGGAAATCAGGATCGCGCGACAGTATTGCTGGCAGCTTGAATGCATGCGCGTCCACCGTCACCGGCGCGAAATTGCCTTGCAGGTTCTGACTGAACGACAACGGCTTGGGGTTGGCGATCGGATCAAAGTATTCGCCGGAACGGATCTTCTCGGCGTTCTCTCGATGCAGGTTCTGCGCCATGTGGCCGTAAGGCTGCGGGTTGACGCCGCCTTGCTCTGGCACCGGCAACCCCTGCTTTTCCAGCATGTAGTAGTAGCTGGCGTTGCGGGCGTTGGTCTCAACATCCGATCGTGGTGAGGTGGCTGCGACGTAGTCCATGTACCGCGCAAACGCATCTGGGCCTTTCTTCTTGCCCAGCTCAGACACGAAAGCATCACGCAGTGGCTCGTTGTAGTAGAAGGTCTCGGCATTCATGTCGCGACCCTTGTCGATGTAGTCGAGCATCATCTGCTGAACTTTTTTATTTCCTGTCAGCGCATCTACACGCTCGCTGACGCCACGCGGAGGATCGTAGCGCGGCAAGTCGAACTGCCGGACATCAGGAACCTCGTGAATGCGAGAATAGTCGAACAGATCACCGATCGCGCTCTTGTCCGGCGCAAATCCCACAAGCGGATCACTCGGTGTCCTGATCCTGCCGCCAGCAGCTCCGATCGCCCCTTCCGGTGCAAACGGTGAAGCGCCACCAACAGCCGCCATGGCAATATCAGCCGCTGGCTTGATCATCTCCTCAGTGGTGATCGGCGTAGTTGATTGCAGCGCCTGACCGGGGGCGGCTGCCATCTTGGCAGCGCCAGCCACCAAGGCATCAGACTGCCACGGCACGCCGGGACCAGACAGCGCCGCCCATTGCTCAGGCGTCATGCCGTAGTCGTCCTGTCGCGCCAGCTCGCCCATGACCTCGGGGTCATCAGCCACGGCGGCCTCCCGGCACTGCTGTTGCCTGTCGTGTCATCTGAAACTGCTGCTGGCTGCGCCGATCCTCCTGCCGCATCGACATATCCGTCAGCTTGGCGCTGTGCGCTTGCATGCTGGCGTCGGCCTTCTGCTGATTGAGCGCCATGTCCTGCTGCTTGCCAGCCATCTCCATCTGGTGCGCCTCGCGGCTCTCCAGCAGCTTCTGGTTCTGCACCGCCAGCTTTGCCTGTGCGTCCTGCGATGACATGCCCTGATCGACCTGCTTGAGTGCGAACTGGGCGTTGATGTCGGCTTGCTTGTGCCGGTCTTTCTGCGCCATCTGCTGCTGCGCGATCTGGCCTTCCTGATTGATCTTCTGGCGCTCGGTCTGCTGCTTCATGTTCTCGATCTGCAACGCCGTCTTGGCGTTGATCTGCGCCGGGTTGTTGTCGCTCTGGTCTTGGTTGCCCTTCTGCTCCATCTGCTGCACGAGGTCGTCGATGGCGCCGTCGAGCGTGCGCCCGGCACGGAAGGGCGCGGTGGCGAACTTGAGCAGCTCGCCGCAGAACGCCGCCGTCTGCGGCTGCGCCGTGATCATCATCGACAGCTGCGGCAGAAGCGTAGACAGCACGCCGATGAACTCGGTGCGCCTCTGTTTCTCGGCATTCTCGTCGGCTTGGATGGTGCTGTCGGTCTCGATGTCCAGCACGAATGACTTGGTGCGCTGGTTCTTCATGAACTGGAGCACCTGCTCGATCGTCGGCTTCTCCGCCAGCTTCTGGATGGCTTGGTTGGCGCCCTGCTGGACCTGCTGGAACTGCTGCATCGCCTGTTGACCGGCTTGCGGGTTCTGCTTCGCCATCTGCTGGATCTGCGGCGATTGCATCAGCTGCTCGGCCTGTTGCTGCTGCGCTTGCATCTGCTTCTGGATGTTGGCGATCTGCTTCCTGATCAGATCCTGCGTCGGCAGCTGCGTCTGGCTCATCTCGATGATCGTCACCGGATCGAACTTTTCGGTGATGATCTCTGCCGTGATCTCGACGAGGTCACGCGCCAGCCGCGCCAGCTCCTGCTGCTTGTCGCGGATGCGGACTGAGCCGTAGTCGGTCTTGAGTTCGACGGCGCCCAGCGTCTCGCCGGGATCGGTCTGGCCGCGCATGATGTCGGACAGACCTGTGATCTGGTAGATGTCGTCGGTGACCTGCTTGCGGAGCGCCACCAGCGCCGTGATGGTCTGCGCGATCATGTCGATCGGCAGCCAGATGATCACTTCCTTGGAGCCGCCAAACGCCGCCCAGTTGCTGATGGGGACAAGCAGTCTGCCGGGCGACTTGATCTTGATGGCGGCTTGCACCGCATCCGACAGCTCGGCGCCACCGGCTGGATAGAACCCCTTCGCCTCGAGCGCATCACTGAGTGCGTGGATGCGCCCGGTGAGCAGGTTGATCTCCTCGAGCTGGTCCTTGTATTGCAAGACCTCGGGCACCGGCACCAGCGAGCCGCGCTGCACGCTGGCGTAGGCTGGCTTGGGGCACGGGAAGAAATTTTGCAGGTCGAGGTGCGGGTCGTCCTCGTCGAGAATGTTCTCGCAGCCTTCAGCGACCCAGACGACACGCTTCTCGGTCTTGTGCCAGATCTCCCAGAACTTGGCTCGCTCGCGCTTGTCGGCGCCGCCGACGTTCTTGCTGTCCTTGTCAACCTTGTACTCGGCGTTCTGGTATTCGTCTTTGCTTGTGGAGTGAAACCGCTTGCGGGCCTCACCGCGCGTCATGTAGCTGGCTGCCGCCACCCATGTCACCTCGTACCAGCAGCGGCTGATCGAGTGCAGGAAATCCCGGCGATGCTT